ACCTTCTAATGGCACAATCTCATCTACAAATCGTTCACGTTGAGTTAAAGTAATTGCAGTACCAGCAGCAACAGAAGAGAATGTTTTGTTTAATGTTACAGATGATCCATCAGCAGCAACAGCAATAATCAAGAATGTTCCATTATTACTTGTAGTTCCTGAACCCGCAATTGTTAGATATTTTCCAGGTATTAATGCTGTCAGTATCGCTTTAGTTGCTGTATCAGATGAAGTAATAGTGTTACCTGCACTAAATGCAATATTAGTATTAGCAGAAACAATCACGTTGTCATCAATACCAGTTACGTTTATATTAGCTTCTGTTGGGTTATTAATTTTATTACTAATAGCAATAAAACTTGTTCTATCAAGATCGATAACTGGTGACAATGCAGAATTAGTTGAAGAGATTAAAGCACGTACTGTTAAAGATTTAGCAGAACTTAATGCTGAAACCTGTTCATTAATTTCAGAAGCGACCATTCTAGGTGTAGAGAAATAATTTACATCATTTACAACTACTCCATATCCCTCAACATTATCTAATACATATGGAACCTGTGAAGCACCATCAACTGATTGTCCAGAAGTTGTTCTTATTGAAAAATCACATGCAGTTTCAGAGAATGATTGAACTTGAATACTTGGTTGACATACATCAAACTGAATATTTCTAGTAGCTCTAACAGAAGATCCTCCACCAAAACCAGTTGATGTTGGTGTAGTAGTAACAGTAATAGTGTATGTATCAATATCAACATTTGATATAACTTTATTACCATTCAACTCAGAAGCTGGAATACCATTGACTGCAGAACCAACTCCACTAATAGTAACAGTAGATCCTGGTGTCATGCAATGATCACGTTGCCATACACGAACTGTTGTAGTTCCACTACGAATCTCAAAAGGATCTACATCTAGTGTCTGTTGTGGTAATTTATCATTAGTGAATTCTACGTTACCTGGATTTGTCACGTCAAATTGGCAGCGGTAAATAGTAAATTTAATATCTTGAGATTGATCTGCTGTCCATGTAGAAGCATTTTGAGATTTAAACAATACACCAGCATATGGTTGTTCTGATATTGTTCTAGAAGTTCCAGGGACATTATCACCAACCTGTGATATCCAAACTTTATAGTTATTAGAGTCAGAAGCTAGCACAAAACAATATTCCCCATTATCTTGTACATATACTGGACTTGGGAATGAGAATTTGGTTGGTGTGTCATATGATCTTACAGCACTACCTTCAAGTAATACAGTATTATTAGATAGATTAACTTGACTTGGTGTTAGTGTAACACGACTGAATGGAAGAACACGTTTTCCAGGATATCCATTAACGACTTCACGAATTTCTAATGTTACAGGTATATTTGGATCTTTAGTGGCAAAGAACACATCAATGCTTGATATAAATGCTCCACCTGTAGATTGAACCAAGAAAGTTTGAGCAAGAGGATCCCACCAACCAGTATCAGAAATAACTCTTTCTGAAGTTTGTGTGATTGTTTGACTATCAGTGACTTGCTCCTCAACAATTAATGCATTACGAACAGAATTGATAGTTGCCTGTTTTGTTTCTAGAACACCAACTGCACTGTAATTAGCACGAGCACGAGAAGTAAATGGTAGAGTTTCATCAGGTTGATCGACAAGTTTTAACTCACGAGTACCACAGCGGAAACGAGTAATATCTGTGTTGGGGATATTAAATAATAGACTGACATCTCCAGCAGCGTTCGTTACTAGATCTTGTCCAATAGTTGCAATAACTGGAACAGCTGATACTTTTGCAGTAGCAGCTGATAAAGTGCCAGTAATAGTTTCATTAACTTGGAATGGTGTTGTACTACAGTTAACAATATGTAATGCATATATTCCAGTATCTGGATTAAACTCAGTACCAACAACTACAGCAGTTGCTCCAGAAGTTCCACCCGTAATAACATCACCACGATTTAGGCAAACTTGTGAGTCACCAGCAATAAGTCGTGCAGTTTCTGTTACATTAGAACCAACATTTGTTGTAGAATTAAAAGTACCAGAAGTTCCAGTAGTTCCACCTTGTATATAAAATAACTTAGTTGCAGGAGTGCAAAATGTAGAAATGTCTACATTATCAAAGAATGGATAGAATTTAGTGCTAGGTTTTAACTTCTTAATTTGCACTAAAATATTTCTTGATCTGATATATGGTATAGCAACACTAGATAAAACACGATCATTAACTAGTTGCTGATCTATTTTTTCTTGAATAGTTGTTTTAATACCAGTTCTTGTTTGATTGACAGGAGTTGCAGTCACCTCTGCAGTAATCTGACGAGCATTACCCCATGATGTAATACCAAATCTTTGGCGTAGTTGGTCTTGATTAAGATATACATCTCCCTGACGAGACGCCCAATTATTACCAGTTGTAAATACTACCCTACCAGCATTAACTGGTGTCCCAGACCAAACAGTTTGCCATGCATTCCAAACAGTACCAAGAACACCAGCTTTTTCTGCTAAATTCTTAATAGTATTATAATTACCTTCAACATCAATAATAATATCTGGACGACGATCAACTTCGAACCAATCGTCAGAAGATGGATTTATAACTACATCACCAATAAATGTAAAAATAGCAAATGGATTGATATTTTCTAGACGTGATGCGTACGGTTGTTCAACTAAAACTGGGTTAGCAACAACTGGTAAAGTGATAACATTACCATATAGTTTATAATTTGAACTAGCACGTGCAGTATCTGTAGATTTATTTTCTATTAAATTAACATTATGATTTGTGTAAAAAGGACGAAGATTTCTACCTTCCATATCAATGGCACACAAATAATCTCCAGATGTTGTATCACCAATATTGTGTCCAGAAAAATTATCTACAACAAATCCATTTTTATAACGATCTAGTCCAAGAGAATCAGTTATAGTCATAGATTCTGTTTGTTGTTCAAGCATTGTGAGTGCAGTATAATACTCTAAATTATCAATACGTTTCTCAAGTTTACCAATATCACGCATTGTATATCGTTTATTATCAATCTTCTCAATAGATACGCTAGATGATTCAGTTGAAAATGTATATGGTTCTAATATTAGATTGTAAAGAACCATATTTATTTGCGTTGTAAGTGGATCTCCAGGTATTAAAGCTGGTACTCCATCAACCACATTAAATTCACCAGCAGTATTTATTGTAATTCTTGATTTTCTTGGCAAATAGTAAACAAAATCACATACAATATCATTACCACGTTTAGGCATTAATGAAGATGTCTCTGATGCTGGAGTAAAAGTTGTACCATTATCATCAATACGAGGACGAAAATCAATACAGTCTCTTAATGGTGTTGTGCCATAAAAAGGGATAGCTTTGTAATCAATATTTGTGTATGATGAAACTGTGAAGAAATCACCAGTTCCATTATGAGCAAAAAATTCAAATTCTACTTGAATTGGAGCAACTGGTGGTGGATATGAACTCTTTAAAGAAATAGAAGCCAATCCATAATGAGTTGATCTTTGTCCATCATCGAAATGATAACGATCTGTAATATCAATACTATAAGTTGCGCCTGGAGACGCAAATGTTCCAGTCTTCATCTTTACAGCGATAATTTTAAATCCATCAGCTTTACCAAGATATAAATTTGCAGCAGTAGCAGTAGCCTGTGTAGTAAATGTAACAGGCGTTGCTGTGGTCAATACTTTTGTTCTTTGAGAATTAACTGATGAGCTAGATTTATTGACTGCAGCCAATACAGTCATAACTTTACCAGCATATGTATTTGCTAATTTTATAGTAATACTGCTAGTATTAGTGCCTGTAATATCTGCTGGAAGAACGATCGTTCCACCAGCAGTAGCGTCTGCATAAACTACAACATAATTTGAATTTGAAGCTGATGATGCAAATGTTCCAGCTGATGTTGTAATTTGTAAAGTACAGAATCCAGTACCACCTGAATCTGCAGTACCAGCAGTATTACTAAATTTCTGAACTGCTGTATATGTTATGTCAGATACACTCTTAATAGCATATTGAGGAAGTTGGAAAATTAAACCAGAATTTTGTGGTTCAAGAAGATCTGTAGAAAGTCTGTCAATAGTCACACCAGTAACTGTAACTGATGGAGTAACTGTTATCTCTCTCTGTGAAGTAATTGCATCTACACGAACACGTGTAGTGCCAAGATAGATGTAATCACCAATTTTTAAATCTGTTTGGAACGAAGTACCACTTCCAATAACTGTTTGGCTAGCAGCTGCAGTTGCTGCACCAATTAGTCTTGTTGTATTAGGTTGAATATCAGCAGTAAAGTTAATGTTAGCGTCTGAACGATCAAAGAAGAAACTCTTAACATCACGTTGGAAACTAAATCCAGAATTCAACTTAACATCAAATAATGATAACTTATATTGAGCAGTTTGTGTACCAATAGCACCACCACTGTCATATTCAAATGCTCTAACACGAGCAGTACCAATTAATCCACTGGGAGCGACACCAACTGACGCATTGACATAGTTGTACAAATTAACTATACTGAAGTTTTCAATAGGTGGTGCGCCATTAACATTGGTAACCAAAACATAGTTACCTACAGTAGCAGAGATAACTGAATTTACTGAAGTATCTTCAGTTCTAGCTTTATTAACATCGATATATGTTGTAGAAACTTTTTCAATTTCATAACCTTCAACATATGCCTTTCCAGGCTCAAGACCAATAGCTAGTTTAGATTCGTCACCACCATTCTCTGGTGTATAAATTCCACGATTATAGAATACATTATCTACACTTACTTGATATTCCCAGTTAACACCAAGTGTAGAACCACCATCGTATGATGTTCCAGATGTATGAGTTGGTCCAACTTTCGGGTTACCAATACCAACAGATGTTGCATTGTTTTTTGCTACGTATATGTATCCGCCATTAGTTACAACATCACCGATAAGGTATGCTTTACCAAAAGCCCATGCGCCACGATTATTATTTCTATGT